GTCGGGATTGACGCTCGGACCGCCCCCCTGCACACCACCGTTCACGCCCGTCAGCGCGCCAAACCAACGAGTGATGCGATACACATGGGCCGTTGCACTTTCAGCGACGATGGTCGCGACATTGACCAGCGTTCCACCTTCAGTTCCAGCGGCCACCTTGTGATAAAGGGAGACACCGCCGGTCGCACCGAGAATCGTCCAACCACTCGGAGTTGTGTCGCCCCCGCTGGAGCTTGAGGAAAAGCATAAGATCAACAAGTCACCAGCGTTGACCGTGGCGGGCATTGCCACATTGTGGGTCATGGAAGATGCAAAGGCGCTAGTTGTCACGCTACTGACCTGCGGTGTTGGCAGCATGACGTTCGTTTGGAGCATCATGCAAGTGAAACGTGTGGTCGGGCTCGTACGATACTCGAACTCAAACAAGTCCAATGTTCCCGGTGTAGCGGTGAGCGTCGGAGGAGTGTCGTTCGTGTACATCACAATCTCGCCATTTGGTCCAACGATGGTTGGGAACGGACGCGAGCCTGCCGTGTCTTGCTGGAACCAGATGCGGTACCGTCCACCATTCGTAGGATTGGTGAGCGTGACCGTCGCTGTGCCAGTAAGTCGTACTTGCTGCGTTAGGCCGGTCGATAGATCAATCGTGATGGCGCTGCCGCTGTCAGACGAGGGCTGCACAGGAACAGCGAGGACTCGCTTGGCTGCCGTGAAGTCCATGATCGCGGCACCAGCAGCATCGAAGACCTGAAGACCATAGCCAGTTGAGCCGCCGCCGACATTTCCCAATTTCACACGAGTAACTGGTGAACCCTGCGTGTCATCGACTTGCAGCAGATTCGTGAGAATCATGGTAGCGGCAAGTTTGGCTGCGGTGATGGCACCAGCGAGAATCTTGTTCGCCGTTACAGCATCGGTCGCCAACTCTGTGGCTGTGATGGTGCCAGCTACGAGATTGCCACCGGTGATTGTCGCAGCAGCAATGTCCGCAGCCACGATGGTACCAGCAGCGATCTTTCCTGCGATGACGGCACCAGCGAGAATGGAGTTAGCAACTACCTTGTTCGCTGCCACTACACCATCGACGTTCAGCCCGAGGTAGACACGGTTGGAGGCGTCTTCATCCACCTCGTCAATCTGGAAGTAATCAAACTGCGTAGTGCCGGTGCCGCCGCTGTAGTTGCAGGCGATCATCGGCCTCACCCACACCACGTCCACGTTCAACGCGGACGGCGCTTTTGGGTCGGCACTAAATGATGGTGAGCCGCTGGCATAGGGCAACGTCGCGCCCTTCACCCAGGAGGTGCGTTCGACCCATCCTTCCGCCACCGTTGAGGCGTCACTCGCTATCTGTACATAGGCATAGCCGATGTTGTTGTTGGCATCACTCCCATCAGCCCGAAAGGTTTGGAAGCCCATGTAGATCAGGTCGTTCGGCGCACCATCTACGGTTTGCCGGTAGCGTGTGCGAAGCCTATAGAGCTTTGTCGGGTTGAACGGCAGGTTGTACGGGAACACCCGCCACATGTATCCGGCTGCCTGGAGCACGTTCGGGCCAACCGTCGATACTCCGATGGTGGTCACGAGCGTCTCGGTGGCCGAACCCGCGCTAGCCCATCCTGCTGCTGCTAAGGTTCTGTTAAAAACCTCGCTAAAGAATATTCCAGCGCGAACGGCGATCTCTTGTGTTACTTTGCCGAATGTTACCTGATCGTCACCGATCTTCGCCGTGGTAACCTGGGAATCTCCAATCTTCTGCGTGATGACTTGTGCATCACCGATCTTCACGGTGGTTACCTGCGCGTCACCGATCTGCGTCGTCGTGATCGTGCCAGAGAGGTCAACTGTAGGCACAGCCGCCGTCCACGCCGTTCCGCTGCTCCTATAGAGCTTGTTGTCGGTCGTGAGGAAGACGACGGCACCCTGCGGGTAATTCGCATCAGGCAGAGTGGGCAGCGAGGAGACAATCTGGATGGGCCGTAGGCCGGTGCCAAACGCAACCATACCCACGGCACCATCGTTGATGTTCCCCGCGTCGATCTGCTTGTCCCCGATGGATTCCTTGACCTCCGCTTCGCCGAGCCGTTCGCTCTTGTACGCGAAGGGCCTGTTCGGGTGGCTAGGGAGTAGATCGTCTTTCCTGGGCATCTTCTTTTGTGTCTGAGGGTGAGAGGTACGTGGGGGTTCCTAGCGGGTATGCGAGTTACCGCTTCTTCGCCCACGTCAGGTACCCGTTGCTGTGCGACCGTTTACGCAGGCCGAAGTTCACGACATGATCGAGGTACCGTTTGAGTTCCTCGTCCACCTTCGCATCCTTATGGTCCTGTAGCGCCCGGTCCTTGTCGCGGGACATCTTCAAAGTCCAGTAGCTCACCGCTCCGGCGACAGCTTCGAGTCGGTCTTCATTAGGAAGACAGCCCTTGATGCGAGCCATGCGGGTGAACTGCTGGATGAACGAGAACCGTTCCTTGTCGTGCTGCTGTTGAAGATCGGCCTCGATCACACGTCGGTCCACGACGAGCCGGTGCTGTCTGACGACAGGCTCCAACGTGTCGAGGATGCGAAGTTCCTTCTGATTGCTCGACCAAGCGTCGAACTCCTCATCGTACGAGGGGGCGAAACCCTTCATCTCCTTCGCCACGCGGATAAGCACGGGCTTGAGCAGCGCCGCAAACATCCCGCCGCCGTAGTTCTCCTCGGCGACCCAATAGTTGACGCGATGGCGAATCGCCCGTGTGGCGAGCGCGTTCAGCGTGGCCTCACCGAAGCCATCCGAGAAACCTCCGACATCGACTAGGTAGAGGAGACCGTTCAGGTAACGTACGATGGCATGGGCGGTTTCGTCCGAGCCACGACCCGAGGGGTCGATGAACATGACGGTGCCCTGGAACTTGACCATCTCATGGGACTGCCACGCGGGACGGACATACGCATCGCCGTCGAAGCCACCGGACTGTAGGTCTTGAAGCACCGTCGTAGGGGCGAATCCCCACACGAGGCTGACGTTGCCTAACTCCAGGTCCACGTCGTGGATGATGAGGTCTTTCGTTTTCAGCGGATGCTTGTCCACCGAGGCCGGGTTCGTGTCCAGCATGAACTGGAGGGCAAACCCTGACGCTCCGTACGACGCCATCCGCTCGTCGATCTCCGACCGAGAGAACCGTTTCTGGTCTACAGGGTCGTGTACCTGAGCGCCCCGAGCAATGAGCCCGAGGATGTACGGCGCTAGCCTACCGCTGTATGCCTCGGCACGTTCGGGAATCTGAATAGGCCAGATGCGGATTTCGTAGCCGCGCTGGATGAGGCGGTTGTAAAGCGTGGCCTCGACCTGTGGAGTACCGAGGTAAACAATCCGGCCTCCAGGTTTGAGCACAGCGTCGAACTCCTTGACCAACTCGGCGAGCCGCTCGCGCAGCAAGTGAGTGTAGGAGTTCTTGGGAATCTCCACGTCGTCCACGACGATGAGATCGGCGCGGTTCCCTGTGATCTGGCCGGTGATGCCTGCGGACTTGACGCTCGGGTCTTTCGAATCCGTCGCGGGTCCCACCTCGAACGAGATGGCTGAGTCCTTCTGCCCCAACCTCGGTGCGAGGTGCTGGAGCATCGGCATACCGTGG